GCGAAAGTCGAAGCCAGCGTTGCTGGCCGTCTGATCCACGATCATCTAAACTGAACTGAAGAGCCGCCTTCGGGCGGCGTTTTGTTTCGACATCGCAAGCCTTCGCGCTCATGGCGTCATTCGGGCCGACGACGACAACAGCGGCGGCATCAAGATGACGGTAGGCAGCGCACCGGGAGTAGCGGCTCGCACCGTCACCACATCATCTCACCGTCACGACGCGCGCAGAACGACCGACACGCCAGCGTCGAGCAGCTATCTCTGCCGATCACTGCAACCGCCAGCTCGTGCTTGGTCAGCCCCAATACGCTGGCGGATATCAATCCATCTCTCGAAAACTACCGCGAGGTACGCGTAGTGTCCGAAACGGTGGCGGCTTTCTTTGGGCATTAAATTTTGAGTTCTTCCATCCGTTTCCCCAATTTGAGTTGCTGAGCAACCCAATGCGGCGATCTACCGCGGCCGGACCATGTGTCAGTAGGCTTATCCGGATTGCGGAACTTAGGCAGTACAGGAGGATAAAACCGGCGCCCAGGCGCGTGATTGCTTAGCCGGTTCAAGCGCTCGTCAAGCACGCGCTTCTCGTCGGACAGGCGTGCCGACAAGGTCTCAGAAACCTCTTCGTGCAGCGCCCACAGCTGGTCGATGGGCATCACTTCCAATTTGAAGTTTTTCATGACGTCATAATTTAAATTTTTCATGACATTTAATCCATTCTTTACGCTCTTAATTTCCTTTGTTTCGGCATATACTGAAATTGCCTCGAAAAACAGAAAATCCCAGACATCTTCACTAATTTTATTTCGTCTTGAACGGTTAGCTTAATGTCTGGTTTAGAGTGGGTGGGTTTAAACGACACGAGATGGGAGTTCCTTTCTTTAGAAAACTCCCGCAAGGAATCGGAAAGACGTGCTATCATAGAGCATCCGTCAGCTTTCCGAATGAGGTCCGGGTTTCCAAGCCCGTCCTCGATAAGTAAATCCTTCACATCACGTTGAAATTCATCTGCCAAGAAACTCAAAACCATATCCTTCTCCTTTGTCCTTTTCTTCCTGAGGAGACGACGCCAACTCACGTTGGTAGCAATCGTCTCTATTTTCTTTTTCCCGGAAGGGATTGGTTGTTCCCCGCGCTTCTGCCTTTCAATATTCTCCTCTTTCCTTCTCTCCTTTTCCAACATTTCTTCAGTCCGCCTAAAAAGTACTACATCCCTGAGCTTCTCGACCCGGTTCTCGATGAATGCCCTCTCTTCCTCACGGAAGAGATCGTAACCATCGGGCCTTTCACAAACCGGCATAAAGTTCTCAGGGAGAGGTAAGGATGACGTGGGTTTATGTTTCAAAGCTTTCTTTATTTTCTTATCCTCACGGCAGAAGGCCACGTAAGGGAAAGGAAGCTTCCACAGAAACTTGTCTTCTTGTTTCTTCAGGACTCCAATATTCGCATGAACGCACTGGACGAACCCTTCGCGGGTTGACGTCGCTTCGTACGCAAGTCCTAAGACATCCTCTACCTCCATTTTCATGTATAGCGCTTTGGCATTCGTTTTTTTCTTTTTCTCTCCGTTATGGAATAAGGTTGAGTTTATCTCTGCTTTGACATCGGATTGTAGGCACTTGTCAGGATTCGTTTCCATCCCAACTTGGCCTCCATTTTCGATAATCCGATCACGCAGATTTGAACCCTTCCTTGGTTCTCGAAGGAGGAGATCATCACCGTTGATGAGGCATCGATGAGACGACCATTCCTGGAAGGTTAACTCCTTGTTCTCCAACAAGTCAGTCAACGACATATCCACGATCGTCTTATTTGTCAAGCATAAGAGGGGGAAGCTCATAAAGCTCCCCATTGGCTGTCCCCTCTTAAACCCATTCATCGGCGCCTCTTGATAATCATCATCCTTACCGATAAGAGAGCAAGGAGGTTCCCAAAGTTGTAGGTCACCGAGGACGCGGAGGCAACGGGCCTCCTCCTCAGTCATACCCACAGACATTTCAATGAGAACCTCTATCCCGGCACGAGTATATTCCTGTTTAATATTGTCAGTCGCTCCGATATAATCGAAACTCAGGTACTCGCCGGATCCATTCAGCTGCTCTACTCTCTCCACGGTCGGATCCCCCTTCAATAACCAGCCCCTATTGGACAAGAAGCTGTAGAGTGATTGGTGCATGGAAGACATAACCGATGAGTTGTAGCCGGAATAGCACGTCACGACACGATATTTCCCACTGGAGAAAACACCGACCGGTCTGCACTCTTCCGAAAACTCCTCACGATTCCAGTTGCCCCCCGAAGCCACTCTAAATTGCCTGGTGGCACCACCATTGGGTATATACGGGTACTTGTACCGGTTCCATCCCAGTGGAACATTTGCCCGAAAGGCGCGTGTATATTTCATGAGGTGCTCACCATCAACTTCTACGTCCTTAGACATATTCCATTTCCAGTTTGTTATTTTTCTCAAAAAGTCCGGCTCACATGCCTTACAGCATGACTTTTCAGCCTTCTGCGTTGTTTTGAGAGACAATTCCTGAAGCACATCGATCTCCTTGGGAAAGCAACGTCGCACAGCGGTTTTAAGCCCGCCACACTTGATTGCCCCAAGGTCTTCGATACGTCCACTCAGTCCCAACTCGTGGGCAAACAGTCTCACAAGAGCCTTTCCTTTTGTTTGTAATTTTCCTGAAAACTCACAATCCATATCTTCATCACCCCCGAAGGACCCGAACTTGTTGGTATAACGGTTCGGTGGTTCGGACTTGGACTGATCATCAACAAGAAGTTGATCGGCATCCTTGTACGGACCTCCCTCTGGAGGCGGTGTAGACGGATTCATATCTACACGCTCTTTCTCTATCCTCATTCCCTTGCGTCTTTTCTGTTTAACTTCGATAACGCGTCGAAGTGGACCCTTCTCAGAGGCGAGGTGCCAGCCCGTTTGTTTATTGAGTGCGACATAAGCCCACGAATCCCTTGCGAGATAAGTATCGGTGTCTACACGGAACGGGTAAAGGAACGAAGATGCGGTAAGGGACGCGTACGTGTTACCCTTGCCCGGGAGACGGACCCGCGACTTCCTATCTGACCAATTTAACTGCTTCCCCATAGTTGGCAGCCCCCCGAAAGGGGGAAGTGGTATTGTAAATTCCTTAACAGATAGTGAAGCGCTAGGCACCCCCGACACCTTCGCCCTCCTGGCGCCATCGATCGTAGCCTGGCATACGTCACATTCAAATCCCCCGCAGGGGTTAAGATACGTACAGCTTTCGATTGTGTCCATTTTTTATTTTTGATTGACGCATTGTTTTAGATGGAGGCTGCCAAGTCCCATCGTGTTTGAAAACTTCACTGTTTAACGTTTCGGGGGTTCGTCAAACCCTTGGTTTCTTTTGTTTTCCGAGTCATTAACCTAGACTCGTGAGTTGTTGACTCTTTTCGGCGAAGATTGTAACCCCCGGTTTGCACTCTTCTACAGCCGGGCACTGTAGCAACTTTCTAGGTAAGTAATAAACCAATCTTTCAGGAGATTATTCCTTTGTTCAATTCGTAATTTATAGACTACCGGGCACGTTCGCCCTGTCTAGCTTTTGTCTTTACATGTACGGGTCTTGCCCACCATGGAGGGTTTATAGTCTTGACTGACTCGAGCCGAGGCTCTCCCTGTTTTAAAGAACAGGTAAACTTTATGAGCTTTCTTAACGGCGTGAACTCCAAATCCCGTACCCTTTATACTTGGGCGAAGTACAAATCGCCCCCACCATGGTCTACAGACTAGTCGAGAACCAGACTATAAACGGACGGTCACCTACCGGATGAGTACAATAGGTGTCTCCTGTGCGAACACAGGGGAGGGGGGT